TCAGCTCTTGGGAGGCGGCCGAGGCCCGGGAGCGCTTGGGCATCAAGGGCCTCGCCTCACGTGAGTGGTGCGAGGCGCGCAAGGCCAAGTGGGGCGAGGACAGCCCGCTCTACGTCAGCCGCGTCCTCGGGAAGTTCCCGGAGACGGCCGGCAACCGGATCATCGCCCTCGCCTGGGCGGCGCGCGCGCAGGAGCTGGAGCTGCCGACGGTTGGTGCCTGCGGCATGGGCATTGATGTCGCCTGGCGCGGCGAGGACGCGAGCACGATCAGCGTCGTGCGCGGCCAGCGCCAGACGCGCCTGGAGGCGTTGCACGGCCTGAACACCCTGGAGCTCGTCAACCGCGTCGTGCGCGCCGTCCGCGAGGAGCGCGAGGCGCACCCCGAGCAGCCGCTTCGCACGATCTGCGTCGACGTCGGTGGCGTCGGAGCCGGCGTCTACGACCAGCTCTGGAGCGTCAGCGAGGAACTCGGCCTCTCCGTCGTCGGCGTGAACTTCGGCACGCCCGCGGACCGTGACGACGAGTATTTCGACAAGGGCGCCGAGATGTGGTGGCGCCTGCGCGAGGAGTTGCGGATCGGGACATTCCAGCTCCTGCCCATGAACCATTCCGAAAGCGAGGACCAGCTCGCCGAGCTGACGAGCCGGCAGCTCTCCAAGAAGCCGGACAAGCGCGGGAGGATTCGTTTGGAGAGCAAAGAGGACATGGCGCGCCGAGTCATCGGCAGCCCGGACCGGGTTGATGGTCTCTTGCTTGCGCGCGAGGCCTGCCATCACGTCGAGATGCCCAGGCTGGTCGGCACGATGGCCGATGCGCTACGAACCGAGGAGGACAACGCCGCATGGCATCCCGCGTGAGTACGACCGATCGGGCCAAGATCCGCTCGTCGTTGACCTTCATCGCTGGGTTAGCACTCATCGTCAGCGCCGCCTTCCAGCTCGGGACGGCGCTCGGGCTGTTCGTCCTCGGGCTCTCCTGCGTCATCGTGGCGGTCGCCGACCGCATCGCCGCCGAGCGTGAGGAGCGCTGATGCCGCTCGACTTGCTCGCGCCGATCATCAGACAGCCGCAGAAGCCGATCTTCGGGACGATCCTCGCCGGCGACTCCGCCCAAGGCCGCATCACGCCGCGCGACTACCGCGCGATGGTCGTCGCCGACAACGACTGGGTTTATCGCTGCGCGCGCGTCAACGCGGAGAACATCGCGAAGGTCCCGTTGCGGCTCTTCCAGCGCTCGACCGATGAGGAGATCGACGACCACCCGTTCCTCGTCCTGTTGCGCGACGTCCACCCCGGCATGAACCAGTTCGACCTGCTGGAAGCAACCGAGCTGCTCCTGGAGCTCATCGGCAACAGCTACTGGTACTTGGCACCTCGCCGGCTCGTGAACCCACTCAGCGGGCGCAATGTCCCAGGGGAGATCTGGCCGCTGATGGCGCAGTACGTCAAGGTCGTGCCGGGACGGCAGCGGCTCGTCGACGGCTACCTCTACCAGCTCCAGGGCGCGCCCGCCATCGCCTTCACGCCGGAGGAGATCATCCACTTCAAGTTCCCGTCGGCCGAGAGCCTCTACTACGGCAAGGGCCCGGTCGAGGGCGGCCGGCGTGCGGTCGACAGCCATGAGCAGATGGCGCGCTACGAGCTCGCACTCTTTCGGAACATGGCGCGGCCGGACGGGGCGCTCATCACCGAGAAAGACCTCACCCCCGAGCAGATCCGCCAGCTGCGCGCCGAGTGGAACCGCATCCACCAGGGCGCGGACCGCAGCGGCAACGTCGCGATCCTCCAGCGCGGCCTGAAGTACGAGGTCATGGCGACGAGCCCGAAGGACCTCGATTATCTCGGCGGCAAGCGGTACAACCGCGAGCAGATCTGCGCGATGTTCGGCGTGCCGCTCTCCAAGCTCGGCATCGAGGTCGCCGCCGATCGAGCCGCGGCCGAGGCGCACGACCTCACCTACCAGAAGGAGACGATCCTGCCGCGGCTGGCGCGCCTAGCCTCGAAGATCAACGAGGAGCTCGTCTCGATCTACGACCCGGATCTTGAGGCGCGCTTTGACGACCCGGTGCCGGCCAACAACGAGATGGCGCTCAAGAAGCGTGACTCCGACCTCGACCGCGGTGTCATCACGATCAACGAGGTCCGTGAAGAGGAGGGCCAGGAGCCGGTCGAGTGGGGCGACGAACCGTTCGTCCGCGCCCCGACGATCAACTTCGGCCAGCCGTCCAACGGCAGCGATGGGGACCAGGAGCCAGAAAAGACCGTCCTCCGCGCCAGCCGCAAGGCCGGCCGGTGGGAGCGGTTCATCGCCGCGATCTGGCCGACGGAGAAGCTCATGCGCCGCCAGGTGCGGCAGTTCTTCGTCGAGCAGCGCCGCCTCGTTGAGGCGAACCTCGACCGGAGCAAGGCCTACCGCGGGGCGAAGGCTGTCGACCCGCTCATCGCGTCGATCCTGTTCCCGTTCACCACCGAGCAGCTGCGCCTCGCTGGCCTCGCGAAGCCGCTCATCGAGCAGGCGATCCTCATCGGCGCCACATTCGGCGGCGAGGGCCTGGCCGATCTCGACTTCGATGTCCTCAATCCGCTCACGCTGCAGGCCATCACGGAGCGCGTGGCGTTCTTCAGCCGTCGCGTCAACGAGGAGACGGCACGCGCCCTCACCGACGCGATCCGCCAGGGCCTCGAGCAGGGCGAGTCCATCCAGCAAATCAGCGAACGCATCGAGGAGGTCTACGAGCAGGCGGTCGGCTACCGGGCGATCCGCATCGCACGGACCGAGGTCTTGAGCGCATCGAACAAGGGCGCGGTGCTGGCCTACGAGGCCGGAGGGGCGACCGAGAAGCAATGGGTCACGGCCGGGGATGAGTTCGTGCGCGAGAGCCACCAGCGAGCCCAGGGGCAGGTCCGCGGCGTCCACCAGAAGTTTCTGGTCGGAGCTGCGCAACTCGACCACCCAGGCGATCCGGATGGGCCGCCGGAGGAGATTATTTCGTGCCGTTGCACGACCGTGCCGATTGTTCGACGAGAGTAGGAGGAACCATGACGACGCTGGTGGAGGATTTGCGGACGGAACACATCGATCTGCGGCAAGTCGGAAATGCCGAGCTCGCTAGTCGCGTCGGATCGGTCGATGCCGAGTTCGTGCGTCTCTGGTGCCTCGGCGAGCTGCAGGACAAGGACGCGGATGGGAGTCGGCCGGTGCTCATCAGCACGGACGACATCGACCGCATGGGCGACATCGTCGAGCCGCGCGGCATGGACATCGCGAACTTCCGCAAGAACCCCGTCGTGCTCTGGGCGCACGACTACGCCCTGCCGCCGATCGGCAGCGCGGAGTCGATCAAGCGCATGGAGCATGGCATCCTCGCGAAGGTGCGGTGGGCCTCGACTGAGTTCGCGCAGCAGATCAAGCTCCTCTACGACGAGGGGCACCTGCGCGCCTGGTCGGTCGGGTTCATCCCGCGGGCCTGGGAGCCGATCGAGAGCAAGGACGAGGACGGGCAACCGCGCCAGACCGGACGGCGCTACACGAAAGCTGAGCTGCTTGAGTTCTCCGCGGTCCCCGTCCCGGCGAACCCGAACGCCCTGAGTCTCGCGCTCACGAAGGGGCTGCCGATCAGCAAGGACCTCGCGGAGCTGCTCATGCCGACGGCCAAGACCGTCATCACCGTACCGGCGGATCCGGCGGTCGTGCCGTGCGATGAGTGCGCGACGCTGCGCGAGCAGGTTGCGGCGCTTACGCATCGTGCGGAGGCCGCCGAGGCTGATTGGCAGACGTCGGAGAAGGCGCTGGCTGCGGCGAACGCGAAAATCGAGGAACTCACGAAAGCACAGGACACCACGGTCCGCATCGACGCGGAGGCGATCCGGCGAGACCTGCAATCGTCCGGGGTCACCGTCGACGGCCAGGACCTGACGAGGGAGGAGCTGCGTGCCCTCGTGCAGGAAGCCGCCGAGGGGCTGATCCGGAAGATGGCAGGCGTCGTCTCGCGGTAGCGTCGGGCGGACGAGCACAACCACAGGAGGAGTCAGGATGATCGAGCTCAAGACGAAGGAGGAGCTGCTCGGGGTGATTGGCGAGGCGCTGAACCCCGCGCTCGAGCGGCTCACGAAGATCGAGCGGAAGTGGGGCGCGTTTCCGGGCATCAGCGACGAGGACATCAGCAAGCTCACGTACCAGGAGAAGTTCTGCTCGTTCCTCAAGAACCTGGTGCGCGGGCGCGTCGAGGTCTGCGATCAGCTGCAGCGCTCATGGTCGAGTGAGGCGCAGATCAAGCAGATGACCGAGAACGTGGACACCGCCGGCGGCTACCTGGTGCCGGAGGAGTTCCGCGCCGAAGTCGTGCGCCTCATCCCGAAGTACGGGCTGCTGCGCCGGTTCGCCCGCACGATCCCGATGTCGACGGACACCCTGCGGGTGCCGCGGCAGACGGCGAGTGTGACGGTCAGCTGGCCCGGGGAGGCCAAGAAGGGCACGAGCTCCAAGCCGACCTTGGGGCAGGTGCTCTTGAACAGCAAGACGATGGTCGGGCTCTGCAGCTACAGCATCGAGTTCCTGGCGGACGCCGGGGTCCCGGTGCTCGAGTACCTGCAGACGATCTTCGCCGAGGAGTTCGCCGGCGAGGAGGACAACCAGTGGATCAACGGGACCGGCGTGCCGTTCACCGGGATCCTCGTCGCGGGTTCAGTCGGCAGCTTCACGATGGCGAGCGGCAAGACCACGATCGGGTCGGTGGTGATCGATGACCTGATCGATCTCGCGGACAAGGTCGAGGAAGAAGCGGATGAGGGGGCGATCTACGTCTTCCACAAGAAGGCGCTCAGCGCGCTGCGGAAGGTGAAGGTCACCTCGGACTACGCCCTGTCTCCGGCCAGCCAGGGGGCACCGGCCACGATCGCCGGGGTGCCGTGGTACACGAGCAAGAAGGCCCCGAGCGCGCCGGCTGTGAGCACGGCCTTCGCGTTCTACGGCAACCCGCGCTACACCCTGCTCGGCGACCGTCAGCAGATGACGATCGCGATCGCGACGGAGGGCACGATCGGAGCGGACAACCTCTTCGAGCAGAACATGCAAGGCCTGAGGATCACGGAGCGGATCGCGATCGACGTCGCCGTACCGGACGCGTACGCGAAGCTCATCACAGCGGCCTCGTAATCGGTCGAGGCCGGTATGCGGTTCTGGGCAGGCAAGGTCTTCAGGATGCGTCCGATGCTCCTGCCGGCATCGGCTCACTAGGAGGGAAGCACGATGGCACGACAGATCGAGAAGGCGATCAACCCGAAGCTCGGGATCACACCCCAGGCGGCGACGGCCACCGTCACCGGCACAGGGATCGACTGCTCCGGGTTCGAGGAAGTGGTCTACGTCCTGATGGTCGGTGCGGTGTCCGGGACGAGCCCGACGCTGGATGTGGCGATCCAGGAGTCGGCGACGGTCGGCGGCACCTACACGGCGATTACCGGCGCGACGATCGCGCAGGTGACGACCGCGACGCACCAGTTCCACGTCGGCGCGCGGGTCAACACGGCGAAGCCGTTCCAGCGCGTGGTGGCGACGATCGCCGGGACGACGCCGAGCTTCACGATGTCGGTGGCAATGCTGCGGGTGAACCCGGTACTCCTGCCGGCCGCGGCAGGCGCGTAAGGGTCATGAGGCGGTGGGGCCGGGAAGGCCGAACACCCTCCCGGTCCCGTCAGCCCGCACCAGGGAAGATGGAGCCCGCATGAGCGCGAAAGCCTACTCCGGTGTCCGGAAAGTGGTCGATCTCGGTCTTGAGTTCGTCGAGGTGGATTGCCCATCGTGCGGAGCGTCGCAACGGTTGACAGACGGACAATCCCGAGGCCACGGGTTCACGGAGTGCCCCTCGTGCCGGTTCCGGCAGCGCGTCGATTGGCTCGCGCACCTCGAAGCCCAGGCCGTGAGGAAGTGACATGGCGCTGACGACAGTGGCTCGGCTCAAGGGGATCATCGGCGCCAAGGCGGACGACACGACGAACGACGCCCTCTTCGCCGAGACGATCGAGCGGGTCAGCAAGGACCTGGCAGGCAAGTGCGGCCGCACGTTCGAGTACGAGGCCGCGATCACCGAGTTCCACGACGGCGACGGCCGCACCCGGACGCTCCTCGTCCGGCGGCCGCCCATCGTCGCGGTCACCACGCTTCACGACGATACCGGCCGGGCCTACCTGACCGCCCACCTCATCGCCGCCGCCGACTACGTGGTCGACAAGGAGGCCGGGATCATCACCCTCGATGGCTTCGCGTTCGCCACCGGCCTGCAGAACATCAAGGTCGTCTACGGTGGCGGCTATCAAGTCATCCCGCAGGACCTCGAGGAAGCCGCCCTCGTGATCTGCGCCGAGAGCTTTTGGGATCTGCACGGCGAGCTGCGCGCCCTGGTGGGCGAGGAGATCATCGAACGGATCGCCAGCCTCCGCAAGCGCGCGCGAGAGACACTCGGACGCTACATCCGATGGGGTTTATGAATGGCGGACAGTGAGTTCGTCTTTGATTTGCGCGGGGAGAAGGAACTGCTCAAGCGGATCGAGGCGCTGCCGCAGAAGATCCGCGAGCGGGTCGGACAGCGCGCGCTTCTCAAATCGGCGCTGTTGGTGGAGCGGCAGGTCAAGCTCCATCTGACCGGCGGCAACCCCCTGCACGTCCGATCCGGGCGGCTGCGTTCATCAATCACCCATCGGCTGGAGCGCATCGGCGGTGACCTCGCGGCGCGCGTTGGCACCAAGCTCATCTACGCCCGCATCCACGAGTTCGGCGGCATCATCCGGGCGAAGAATCATCCGTTTCTCGTGTTCCCTATTCGTGGCGTGCAAACCGTCGGCGTGCGGGGACAGCAGCTGAAGCGTCCGCGCCATGTCATCGAGCAATGGGTGCGCGTCAAGCAGGTGACGATTCCCAAGCGGCCGTATATGGTGCCTGCGCTCAAGGAAAAGCGTGAGGAGATTATCAAGATCGTCTCGGATGAAGTCGGCAAGGCGGTGGCCGAGCCATGAGCACGACGAAGGCAATCCTCCAGGAGATCCAGACGGTCCTCAAGGCGGACGCGACGCTCAAGACCTACGTCGGGGATCGTATCCACCTGGGGATCCGGCGCAACGTCGCCGACCTGAACTTTCCGGTCATCTTCTTGGAGCCGGACGTAATTGCAGAGGTCTATCCGGCCTTCCCGAAGGTCGATGGCAATCTCTCGATCCTCATCGCAGCCTACACCCGCAGCATTGATCTCGATAGCCAACTCATTGGGGACGTCAACTACAAAGGCGTTCTCGACCTGGAGAAGGACATCAAGCTCGCGTTGGGTCTGACGTACCCGACGCTCAACGGCACGGTCATCGAGTTCACGTTTCCACGCACCGAGTTTGGTGTCCGCGAGGATCTCTCATCCTTTCCGGTGCGCGGGATCACGATTCAGGTCGATTTGCACTATCGGACACAGATCGATACACGAACCTAACAGGAGGGGACGATGGGCTTGCGACGGAAGGCGTTGATCTTGGCGAAAGAGGAAGCGACCTACGGCACGGACAGCGTGCCAACGGCCGCAGCGAATGCCCTGCTGGCGTTTAATCCCACGCTGAACCCGGTTGGGGCGAAGGTGACCCGCGATCCGGTACGGGACACGGTGAGCCCTTCGCCTGGGCTGCTGGGCTCTCGCTACTACGAGCTGACCTTCGAGACGGAGATCTACGCCTCCGGGACAGCGGGGACGGCGACGCGCCATGGTGATCTGTTCGAGGCCTGCAGCATGACGGAGACGGTCGTGGCTGTGACGAGCGTGACGTACAAGCCGAACAGCCTCGGGACGGCGGCGAAGTCGGTGTCGATCTACGCCTTCTTCGACGGCCGCCGGCACATCCTGACGGGCTGTGTTGGGACCTGGGAACTTGTGGCTGCTGCGGGCCAGCCCGCGAGGCTGCGCTGGACATTCCGGGGGCTGTACCTGGTGCCGACGGATGTGGCGGTGCCAACGCCGACCTTTGAGTCGGGCGTGAACACGCCGCCGAAGGTCTTGGCGATCAACCTGACGTTCAACTCCATCGCGACGTTCGTCGCGCAGCAGGTGACAATCGCACTCGGCAACCAGCTGGCGAACCGCGTCGATGTCAACGCGACGCACGGCTACAAGGGCTTTGTCGTGGCGAGCCGCCAAGGTGCGGGCAGCTGGAACCCGGAGGCGTTCGTCGTGGCGACCTACGACATCTGGACGGACTGGATCAACGCGACGTTGCGGCAGCTCTCGCTGGCGATCGGCTCCGGGGCCGGGAACATCTGCACGATCACCTGCCCCAAGTGCGAGGTCGATGACGTCCGGCAGGGGGATCGGGAAGGCGTCGAGACCTTCGAGATCCCGTTCAGCCTCGCATACAACGTGTCGGATGATGAGGTCTCGATTGCCTATACGTGAAGCAGCAGAAGGAGGATGAGATGGCGAACATCGGTGATCAGGTGCGCGTCGAAGGGACCATTACCGCCACTCATGAGGATGGCGGCGTGCAGTACGTGCGGATCAGCCAGGGCGGGGACGTAACGGTGCTGGTGCCGGCGAGCTGGGTGACGGTGATTGTCAATCAATGAGGTTCTGATTCCGAGGAGACGGTGGATTTCGTGGCAAGCATGATGACCGCTAGGATCACAGCAATAGGAGCCCATGCCACGAATCCCATCCAAGGAACCCATGGGGATGCAAGCGTAGTAAAACCAGGAGCCATCTCTTCAAGTCCAGACTCTTTAGATGTTTTTTGCAAGAGGAACATGGCGTATGTGATGTCTATCAACCGAACGATGCTCCAGAGAATCAACCCGTAGAAGCTGGCAGCATGGACAAAACGCTTCATGGTGGACATCCTTCTGTAGACATACAGGGTACGGCATTTCTTAGAGATATGTCAAATAGAGAAGGAGAGTGAGCGATGCGTTTTCCGAATCCAGACGCTACGGTGGACTACATCTGCGAGTCGGAGCGGCAGAGTGAGCATCCTACCGTGTTCGTCATCGGGGCGATTGACGCGAAGTTGCGGAGCTTCATCAACGACCGCGC